ACTCAAATATTTTTTCCAGTTTGTGTGTGCCTTTGTTTTTTCCTAGTGTAACCTTTGCGCCTTGATGTAGTGGCTGTGGCCAGTGTCCTATATTGACCCAAGCATAACCAGCACTCTCATCATTTAATGTAGGATGAAATTCTTTTTCCACCACTGCCGCAAAACTATAGTAGTAAAATTGTTTGTCTTTGCTTTCGTAAATATCTATAGGATTTAATTTGGCAAGTTCAGGCATGAAGCCTATCTCTTCTATTAACTCTCTTTGTAGTGCTTCAAACGGTGTCTCGGACTCTTCTACAATCCCACCAAAAAATCCCCAGGTGTACTGAAATCTTTTTTCAGTATTACGCAGTTGCATGAGGCATCTTTTTGTATCCAGTGCTAAAAATATAACTCCGGCGGCTGTTGTAGTCATTATAGTATAAGTCTCCAATAACCAGGACGATATTCACCCTGCCAACTACTTATCCAGTCACTACCTGTCCATTTAAATTGCTGATTAGTATAATCGTTAGTAACATAAGTTACAGTTGTTACACTGCTACTATCGAAAGATGAAACCCACTTAGTTCCATCATACTCTATAATGTCATTTTCGCCTACTGATATTTGTCCCCACTCGGCAAAGTCATACAGTATAGGACTAACAATTAAGTATCGTTGTCCCAGGGCAGCAGCCGGCAAGCCATTATTTGGCCTAGCAGTACCGGGATCTATGACTCTGTCTATGTTTGCTACAGTATTAGATGGTAACGTATCAGAATCCAAATTAAATATCAGTTGCGATGCCGCTATCGGATTTGCACTAATACTACCTATGACTAGTTCTGAGTCATCAGTTACATCAGAAGATGTGTTTAATTCGAGTCTGCTAGTGTCGGATAATTCTCCCACCATCTCTATTATGTCTTGCCATACTTGCGGTTCGTCAGCATTATTAACCAGTGTGGCTGTTGCGCCTTCTATTTTAACATATAAATCGTTTGGTGCTACTACTATTCTGGCATCAGTAGGTACTTGGTCAAAAAAGTCATAATATGAACTGCTAAAGCCTAAATCACCTACACTTGCTGTACTGTGAATATCATTAATAATTTGTTGAATAATTTTTTGTCTCTGTACTTTTGCTGGAGGAGATATCCATATAGGAACTGTAAATGTTAGTGTAGCAATATCTAATTGTTCATCCACACCTTGTGGTAGGGTTCTACTGCTCCACTGAATATCCTGCATTTCCACCTCAAACACCGAACTCCAGTCTAATGGATTATCATTGCTTTGTAATTGAATGCTTGGATTAAAAATAACAAAAATTTGCTCTAATATTTGTAACTTGGTATCAGTGTTAGTGGTCCATATATCTACCTGAATAGTTAAATTATATGGTACAGGCATATATCTTTTTGTTGTATATAAATTACCCTGTTCGCTAGTATACTGTCCAGCCTCCTGGTTCCATTCACGTTCTGCTACTTGTTGAGTGTCTTGTAGGAAAGGATCCTGTGCACGATCTCTGGCAGGCTGTATGCTTTGTATACCTACTGTAATTTGTGGCGCATTATTTACAACATTTTCGCTATTATTCCTGAGAATCATGCTAACCATTCTGCTAGCATCTGCATATCTGGCAGGCACACGATTGTAGTGTATACCTTTAGAGGTGTATTCTTTAACCTGAAAATTAGAAAATACTCGTACAAGTTGAATCAGATATCGTTTAATCTGTTCGTCATACCAGTAATCTAAATTTTTACCAGCCATAAATTATACCTGCTCTAATCTTTCCATTAGTCTTTCAGCACGATTAGTAACCTGGTTGTACCATTTGGAATCTCTGCCTTCAACCGCTGCTTTTTTCCAATCACGTTCTTCTAATGCTTTGCGAAAGTTTTTAAATCCGCCCAATCTTGTACGGCCCATGTTGAACATCATGTTTACTACGATTTCTTGTACTTCTCCTGGCCACTTGACAAACTGATTTCCGTATAAAGCAATACACTCACCAATTGCGGTGTCAAGGTCACGTTCAAAGACTTCTGCCACTCGCTCTTCAGATACGGGAGTTCCAACTGGTTTACCATGTTCTGGATCCCCTTCTGTGACCAAATGTCCAACTCCGAAGGTTGGATATCCCAGGTGGTCGAGGTAAATTTCATTTACTACTCCTTCATCAATTTTCAATTGTTCAAATACTGCCTTTTTATCCATTTTTGTATCCTTAATTAAATCTGTACCAAACATTATGTATCTGTCCTCGGTTTAACAACTTTACTTAAATTAGTTTTTTCTGCTGAACTCCCGCCATCAGTGTTAATAGTAAAGTTGTCATTGTTTATAAATGTGGTTAGCAATCTGTTAGCCGCCGCCCACGCATTCTTGTTATCATCACTAACTCTAATCCAACGTGTTCCTTCTTTTCTGAACAGTCTGTTAGGAGAAAAATCAGTACGCAAAAAGTAGTCACCATCATTAACACTGGTTATAGGGAAAGTCTCCCCACTACCCACAATGCTTGCACCATTAGGAGCAGTACCATCAGCACCAAATCCAAAGCCTATAGCAGGTTTATCCGGCACTTCAGGATCGTAATATAAGTGACTGGTGCTTCTATGTTGAGGGTCAAATGGTACGTCTTTTTCTGCTTGCTCTAAAATTTTGTCATTAATTGTGATTTCATTAGCATATTTGCTGAGTAGATTGCGTAAATCACTTTCCTCTTCACCAGTACCAAGTATATCTCTGTACTCCTGGCTATCACTTATTGGTCCTAATTTAACACGCCACAAATGAGGCCACCAATTGGGATCGAAACCTTCGCTTGGTCTATTACCCTCTTGTACCACATAATATCTGTTTATGGCTTCGTCACTGCCCAGCAATAAATCATCACGTAAGTGTGGTAATTCTAAAACGTCACCAGGCATAAGTTTTCTGCCTACTGCTTGTACCATACTTTCTATATGGAAATTCATATAAATTGTATCACTGCTCAGGAATGCACCAAATTGTGTCATGTCAAAGTCATTGTCTTGCATGTTATATTGTCCACGCAATTCATAGATGTCTTTGCTGTATTTTCTGTCACGATTTTCGAGAAATAACAAATCCTGAATAAACACTTCGTTAGTGTCTACTCCGCCCGGTCTAGTAGGGTCGCCTGATGCAGGAGTATCCTGTACACCTAAATACTTGTGCACATGTACACCTGTACCACCAGCATATATATGCTCGCCAACAACTCTGTCTATAAAGTCAAAGTCGTTACCCTTAACAGGATTCCATAAACTCAATCGTGGCATTTAATACTTTCTCCGTAGTTGTATACTATTTATCGGAACCTGAACCCACTTATATTTTTTCTCAATAAATATAAAAACATGAGTACAGTAACACGCGGCGCAAGACCCATCAGAGACAAAGATGTAGCAGACTGGTATAAAAAGCACACATACCAGGATGTTTCAATGCAAGAGTATGGTGATGTATGGAAAAATTGGCTGGAATATACTACCTTAAAAAGTATTACAGGCTTAGATTTATTCCCCCATGTTGCATATACTCAAGGCACAAGCCAAACATTTGATAACTTTGTTTTGCGACATGCTAAAGATCGTCAACTTCTGGTTTTGCGAGGGGACTTTCAGTACCATGCATGTTTGGGGAAACATGTACAATTTAAGTATGTAGAACTCTCTAATTATATTGAACAAGACATACTGGGTCCTGGTTTGCATTCTTTAATCATAAGTGCACCTTTTAGTGATTTTGGTTGCGTACACCCAGAATTTGAACAGTTAATGAGAATATGTAATGTAATGGATATACCTGTATGTTTAGACTTAGCATATTGGGGGATAGCAAAACATGTACATATAGATTTAAATGATTTCCCAGCAATAAAAGAAGTTACATGCAGTTTAAGTAAACCTTTCTTTACATTAGAGAACCACAGAGTAGGCGTAAGATTTACTAGAGAGTACGCAGATGATGGAATCAGCATGCTTAATGAAGTGCAAATGCAAAATAAACACAGTATGAGTTTAGGTGTGCATTACATGAAACATTTTTCCCCCGATTTTATGTGGGATAAGTATCATGATGAACACTACCATACATGTAATAAGTTAGACTTATTTTTAACAGACACAATTATATTTGGAATAAGTAATGATGACAAATATAAAGAATTTAACAGAGGCATACCCGATAATCACAGAGTATGTATTAGTGAACATTTAAGCGATTATGATAGTTAATACACACAACGACTGGGATCAGTTAGAGGAAATCATAGTAGGACGTGCTGATTACAGCCGTATTGCTTTAGATATTTCTGCACGAAGTTTTAGTTACGCAACCACCCCTTTTGGGGATTTACCTAATGCTGGACAGTATCCACAATGGGTGATAGATGAAGCCAACGAAGATGCTGACGGATTAGCAAAAGCATTAGAAGATTTAGGTGTTATTGTACACCGTCCAAAAATTATTAACTGGGACGAAACAACTTATAATATAGGACAAGGTTGGGGTACAAAAGGCTGGTACAGTTGGTGCCCAAGAGACCTAATACTACCATTAGGCGACATGCTGATAGAAACTCCTACTCCTGTACGAGCAAGATATTTTGAAACCAGGTTATATGAAGATATACTATACGAGGCATTTGAAGATGGAGCATTATGGTTACAGGCACCTAAGCCCAAACTAAATGATGATCTATATCAACTTGAAGATTTAAGTAAACCAACATTGTTAGACCATGAGATATGTTTTGATGCCCCCAATGTGGTAAGAGTTGGAAAAGATTTGTTATATCAAGTCAGTAATAGTGGAAACATGAAAGGCTACAAATGGTTAAAACGATTGTTAGAGCCTATGGGTTACAAATTACATTACAGCGAACTTTATAGTTTTGCACACTTTGACAGTACAATTATTCCTCTTAGACCAGGACTAGTATTAATGAACAGTTCAAGAGTAACACCAGACAACTGTCCTGAAATGTTTGCAAAGTGGGACAAAATTTGGTTTGATGATTGTGTGATACAAGGAAATGCCATTGAAGGATACCCTGCACCGTGTTCGCCTTATATTGGTATGAATATTCTAAGTGTTAACGAGAATACCATAATCTGCGATTCAACACAAGAACCACTTATGCGAGAATTAGAAAAATATGGCATCGACTCAGTACCAGTACAATTTAGACATGCTATGACTTTAAGTGGCGGTATCCATTGTGCTACACTTGACCTCAGACGCAAAGGAACGCTGGAGAGCTACTGTGATTAAAGGTAATGTAGACATTAGTTTTGTAACGCAGGAAGCATTAGACGCTACCAGATACGCGGAGACAACGTCTGTGGGGCATGCTAATGGCTTATGGGAAGAAATGGATGTACTACACCCCGAGTATCCGGAAGGCAGTGATATAATTTATCAGTCTTTTGGTGACCAATGTCCACAATGGGCACATGATGTTTCGAAATTGTTTACTTGGGTAGACCACAAACAGATTACTATTAATAAAATTATGCCTGGTAGATTTATACCACCGCATAAAGACAAAATGTACAAAATGCGTCAATATTTGGATGATGCAAACGTATACACCGAAAACAAAGAACTAGTCAGAATTACAATCTTTCTACAGGATCATAAAATTGGCCATTGGTTGAATATTGATAACCATTCTTATGATAACTATAGTAAGGGAGACTATACTTATATATTTCCAGAGCAATTGCACGTTGTGGGAAATTTAGGAAACGAACCCAGATACACAATGCAAGTGACTGGACTAATAGATTATAGGGCAAAGATATGAGAATTTTTATTACAGGCGCAGACGGCTTTATTGGCCAACACATGGTAGAAAGATTAAAAGGTAAACATGAATTAGAGTTTCTTAAACACGATTTAAGAGATCATGAAAAAGTAGGATTTCAGATTAGAGGATTCGATCCACATATTATTGTGCATTTGGCCGCAAGAACAGAAGTAGAACAAAGTTTTTACGAGCAAGTTACATTTAGTGAAATTAATTATGTTGGCACAGTTAACCTGATCGAAATTGCTAAAGATCTACCAAACTTGCAAAATTTTATATTTGCTAGTACAATGGAAGTGTATGGTTGGCAACCAATCAGTGACCTTATTAGAGAAGGCAGAGAAACAGGAATTATAGCATTCAATGAAAGCACACCCCCAAATCCTAATGCTCCTTATGCTGTTGCTAAGTATGGGTGCGAGAAATACCTTGAGTACGCCTACAGAAGTTATGGGTTACCCTTTACTGCAATCCGTCAGACTAATGCGTATGGAAGAAAGGATAACAACTTCTTTGTAACAGAGCAAATCATTTATCAAATGCTCACAAATGCAGAAGAAATCAATTTAGGCTATGGTGAACCATACCGTAACTTTATCTGGATTGACGATTTGTTAGATGCATGGCAAGCAGTAATTGAAAATCCTGACAAAGTAAAAGGCGAAATTTTCTGCTTGGGACCAGACAACGCAATCAAGATCAAAGACTATGTTGGCATGATAGCTGCCAAGATTGGCTGGAAAGGACATGTAAACTGGAATACAAAACCCAAACGTGCTGGCGAAATTTACCTACTAAACAGCACTAATCAAAAGATTACATCCAAGTTAGGTTGGGCTCCTAAAGTGGGACTCAGCGAAGGCTTGGACAGAACTATTGCTATTTGGCGAGACATATTGGAGAACGAACTGCCCTTCAACAATAATACCAAGTTCAGCAAGGGAAAATAGCCAAATAATTCAAAATTGCCCTAAAAAAGGCATATTTGATCCTACAACCACTATATAGCATTAAATGTAGTTATAATTCTACGGAGTTGACAAACTGCATTTAGATGTTATACTAATTGGAATTCAAACAGAGATCTAACATGCCAAAACGCAAAGGTAAAGAAATATCTACCAGCGGAGTTGTAGTACCCGACTGGACAATGATTGACTACACTATCAAGCCTTACAAAGATAAGGGAATTAAACGCGACTACAAATCCAACCTCAACGGCGGAATGTGGTACATACATTACGAAGTATCACCCAAAAAGATCACAGCAGAGTTTTTGAAATATGCACTTAAAGAATTCGGTAATAAAGATGAGGTGGCACTGCTTAAAGCTCTACCAGATTATCGGTTTGCAACTGTGGGTAAGTACTCGTACATGATGGCACACGGTGCCAACATAGATCCTGATACCCTTGCCAGAATGGAAAACTGGTACAAGGAGTTGGTTGAGAAAGCCAAAGTGGCGATTGCAAAGAAAGAAGCAGAGGAAGCCCAAGAAGAGAAACCCAAAAAGCAAGTCATTACCATACAGCAACGTATGAGGGAACAAATGGCAACCTTATGTGGAGAGTGGGACGGATTTTTAGACGAGCTTGTAGAAGAAAGAATAACTCTCAAACGGTTTGACCCATATAACGAAATGAGAGCAGGCAAGGGCGGTGTAGAGATCAAGCCAGCACACGCCAAGATTATCAAGGATATGTATGCTGCTGAGTATGACGAAGCAAAGTTAGTTGTAGAGTGGTCAGATCCAGAAATCAAAGAAGCATACGCTCATCTTAATAGTGCTAAATTGCGTAAAGAGTTTTTGGGATTTTACGAAGCAATCTATACTGCATGCGACACGTTTATTAACACACAAAAAGCAACACGCAAACCACGCAAGCCCAAAGCAGTAAGCAAGTCCAAATTAGTGGAAAAATTAAAGTATCAAGCATCTGAAAGCAGTTTAGGACTTGCAAGCATACACCCTGTAAGCATTGTGGATGCACATACACTTTGGGTATATAATACCAAGACTCGTAAAATGGGTATCTACGTAGCAGACGAAATGTTGAATACCCTGTCTGTTAAAGGCACCACCATACAAAATTTTGATACTGCTAAGAGTACACAAAAAACGGTGCGTAAACCAGAAATCCTCAAAGGTTCTGACAAACTTGCACGTACCAAAATTGAGAAATTATACAACGAACTCACAACAACTGAAACAAAATTAAACGGAAGAATAAACGAAAGTACAATCCTGATTAAGGCCTTTTAGATTGCTAAAATAGATAAATACTAGTATGGCTATAGATCAAATAGGATACAAATCCAGACAAGAATTAATCAAGGAACTACAGTTACGCCTTGCTGACGGCATTGTTGATGTAGAACTAGATCGTGATCATTACGATGTAGCAATAGACAAAGCACTAGCAATGTATCGTCAAATGAGTTCAGGTAGTGTTGAAGAGAGTATTATCTTTATTCAAACACAACCTACTGTGACTGAGTATACGTTACCTAATGAGGTAATGGAAGTACGCAGACTATACAGACGTGGTGTAGGGACTAACAGTGGTTCAGGCAGTAATTTTGATCCATTTGATGTTGCGTTTAACAACATGTATTTGCTGAATGCAGGACAGATTGGTGGACTAGCAACGTTTGATGCATTTAGTCAATACAAAGAAACTGTTGGTAGAATATTTGGTAGTGAATACGATTTTATTTGGAATCGTAATACCAAAGTGCTAAAGATTTTGAGAAACGTCAGCGTAGATGAAGAGGTTGCGGTTGGTGTGTATAACTTTATACCCGAAGCAACATTATTAAGTGACGTTTATGCATCAAATTGGCTTGGCTCATATGCACTGGCTCAATCCAAACTTATGCTGGGAGAAGCCAGAAGCAAATACACAAGCGGTTTGCCTGGCGCCGGCGGTGCTATACAGTTGAACGGCGATGCACTTAAAACTGAAGGCCAGAATGAAATAGAACAATTAAAACAATCGATATATAACATGGAAGAAGGTAACAAACCTTTGGGATTTATTATAGGCTAACTACACAGAGAATACATCACACATGAGTAAAATTATAGGGTTAATTGGTTTTATAGGTTCAGGTAAAGATACAGCAGCAGATAGATTCGTAAAAGACGGATGCATTAAAGACAGTTTTGCATCTCCATTAAAAGATTTAGTCAGTACAGTTTTTGGTTGGGAGAGGTCCTTACTAGAAGGTGACACTGTACAAAGTAGAGACTTCCGTGAAACGCCAGATGTTTTTTGGAGTCGCAAATTAGATATTCCTCATTTTACTCCACGCCTAGCATTACAGTTAATAGGTACTGACGTAATGCGTACACATTTTGATCAAAACATTTGGCTTAACAGTTTAGAGTATCGCCTAAGAACTAGAAATAACAGTGCACAATGTACTGTAGTGAGCGATGCTAGATTTAAAAATGAACTCTCACTAATTAAAAACATGGGCGGTACAATTATTTGGATACAACGTGGTGATTTACCTGAATGGTATGAAACTGCTGTAGATGCAAATAATGGAAATGTAGTTGCAGAAAAAATTATGAACACCAAGTATAAAGATGTTCATCGCAGTGAATGGGATTGGGTAGGCGGTCCTGTAGACTATGTTGTCCACAATAATAGTACACTGGAAAATTTCTACGTGGAAATAGATAAAATTCAAACAATTTTACGATCTTCAATGTTGAAGGCTATTTAGTAGATTACGCTAAAATTGTTGCACCCCAAACTCGTTAATACACTAAAATACCCTGATTTGCATAAATAACTGTTATAATACTCACTAATATTAAGGAGATATAACATGGCAGAATTAGTATCACCAGGTGTTAGTATTACGGTAGAAGATCAAAGTTTCTATGCGCCTGCTGGAACTGGAACAGTTCCACTAATTGTGATTGCAACAGCACAAGACAAAACAGCACCTAACGGTACTGACACAGCTGCATTCACAACTAAAGCAAGTGCTAATCAGTTGAAACTGATCACTAGTCAACGTGAACTACTAACAAATTATGGTAATCCGGTATTTAAATCAGATGGCGGCACTGTATTACAGGGTAGCGAGTTAAACGAGTACGGTTTACACGCTGCATACAGTTTCCTAGGACTTGCTAACAGAGCATACGTCTTAAGGGCTGACATCGATCTAGACTCAATTGAAGGTTCTTCAAGTGCACCTTCAGCCGCTCCAGCAAATGGTACTTACTGGTTAGACACAGCTCTATCAGTTTGGGGCCTTAAGAGATGGAACGGTAGTACATGGGTAAGACAAACTGTTAAAGTTGCATCAACAACACAAGTGGACAGTGCAGGCGTTCCGCTAGCAGCATTTGGTGTTGATGGTGATTATGCAGTTTCATACCACGACAACGCTGGTAACACATTAGAAATCATCAGTTTCTACGAAAAAGTAAATGGTGCATGGGTGTTAATTGGCGGTGGTTCTTACACTGGCGACTTCCAAGTTGCCAAGCATACAAGCCTACCTATTACAAACAGTTCAGGTGGTTCTTTAAGCACAGGCGACATGATTTTACAAATGAATTCATCTAACTCAGGTTCGAATCCAGCATTAAAAATTTACGTTAATGGACAGTGGATTACACTTGGTGGTGCTGGTGAAGAATTTGCATACCAAGCATATAGTGCATATGATACTGGTGGTACTTTAGAGCAAGCAGACTTATGGTTTGACTACTCTGCAGATCAAGCAACAGTAAGCATAAAGCGTTGGAATGGCGGCGCCACTAACCAAGCACAAGGTACACAACTGTCTGATACAGCAACTAGTCTAACAGCTCATACTAATACAGCAATTTCTTTCAACATTGTTGTGCACAATGCAGATGAGCAAAATGGCAACTCAGGTATTATTCCGGTACAGTTAGGTAATAACTCCTCTGGAAGTGCTTACGATTCAGACGCAGACGGCAACGCAAGCGTTAACGATATCGTGCAAGCCATCAACGATGCATTAAGTGCTGCTGATAACAGTTTAACATTCTGTGATGATATCACAGCAAGTAATGTTGCCGGTAAAATTACACTAGTAAGTTCATCTGCTTACGATATTGAAATACGTGGCGGTAACGTTGCTGGATTTGATGCAACTGATATTGGTTTATTAGATTCTACACCATATACTAACTGGGAAGACCTAAGTTTTGAATCAAGCAGTACAGCATTAACAGGCACACTAGCAGATGGTACTTTATGGTACGACAGTCTACTAGATAATGATAATATTGACATCTTGTGGAACGATCCAACCAGCGGTTGGGTAGCATATCCATATGATGTACAAATTGCAGCTTCACAACCAACAACACAGTCTGATGGTTCTAGTTCACTGGTAACTAACGATTTGTGGGTTGATAGCAGTGATTTAGAAAATTATCCTCGCATGTACAAAAGATCAAGTGCAGGTGCTTGGGTAGAAATTGATACAGCAGATCAAATAAGTCAAGACGGTGTTTTATTTGCTGATTTCCGTAGTAGCACTGGTGGTATGGATTCAGATGCACCAAGTGCAACAGTATACCCATATTACATTCTTGGTTGGAACAAGAGAATGTCTGGCGGTAACGTTAAGAAATGGGACGCTACAAACAGCAGATGGGAAGATGAAAGTGGTAACAGAAATAACGGTACTCCTTACATGTTACGTAAGGCTCAAAGAAACGTTATTGTTGAAGCTCTTAACTCTGCATTAGCAAGTAATACAGATGCACGTAACGAAAGCAACAGATTTAACCTAATTGCATGTCCTGGTTATACAGAGGCAATGGGTCCAATGAATACGTTGTCAGCAGATCGTAAAGAAACTGCGTTCGTTATTGGTGATGCTCCACTACGTCTTGCAGCAGATTCCACAAGTATACAAACTTGGGCTGCAAATACAAACAATGTGGGCTTTAACGGTGAAGATGGATTAACAGTATTCAATGAGTACTCAGCAGTTTATTATCCACACGCTATTACAACAGATTTATCAGGTAATAGTGTACTTTGCCCAGGTTCACACATTGCATTGCGTACACTAGCATACAACGACCAGGTGGCATTCCCATGGTTTGCACCAGCAGGTTTCCAACGTGGTGTTGTAACTAATGCTTCAGGTACAGGTTACTTAGACAGTGCTTCAGGTGAGATTGTTCCAGTCGCACTAAGCGAAAGTCAACGTGACACAATGTATATTAATAAGGTTAACCCAATTGGTAATTTCCCTGGCAGAGGTTTAGCAGTATTTGGTCAAAAGACACTAAGCTCAACAGCAAGTGCTCTAGATAGAGTTAATGTTGCACGTTTAGTTGTTTACATCAGAGAAAGACTTGACGATATCGTTAAGCCATTCTTGTTTGAACCAAATGATGAAATCACACGTCAAAATGCCAAGGTTGTTGTAGATAGATTCTTAGGTGGCCTAGTTTCAAACAGAGGTTTATTTGATTTTGTTACAGTTTGTGATACTTCAAATAACACTCCAGCAACAATCGACCGTAATGAATTACATATTGATGTGGCTATACAACCGCTTAAAGCAGTTGAATTCATCTACATTCCAATACGTGTTCAAAACACTCTTGGTCAAACAGGTTAATTTAACCTACATAAAAAGGAGCTCTTTTGGGCTCCTTTTTTTTATGATATTAAAACAGTAGTTTACAAATTTTAGCCTAAATAGATAAATATCTGTATAAGTTAATATGGTTCGTAGGAGAACAAAATGGCAGATGAAATTCAGACAATAGAAACTAGAAGTAAATTTGGTGTACCCGTAACTGGTTCTTCCGGTTCAGGTATTCTGATGCCTAAACTTAAATATCGCTTCCGTGTAAGTATGCTAGGTGGCTTTGGCGGTCAGCCAGAAGCTCGTGCATTTACGCAGAATGTTCAGAGTGTAACTCGTCCAAAGATTACTTATGAAGAAGTAGTACTTGATAGTTATAATTCACGCTCTTATGTTCAGGGCAAACACAGTTGGGAACAAATCAACGTAGTTTTACGTGATGATATTTCTAACAGCGTATCTAAGTTAGTAGGTGCTCAGATTCAGCGTCAATTGAATCATTTCCAACAGACAACTCCAGCTGCAGGTAACGACTATAAATTCGATATGCAAATCGAAGTGTTAGACGGTATTAATGCTGGTGCTTCAGAAGTTTGGTTCCTAGAAGGCTGTTTCTTAACAAACGTTGACTATAGTGAAAGTGACTACAGTGCAAACGATCCTGTACAGGTGACATTGCAAGTACGTTACGATAATGCAACACATTATCAAGGTAGTAACGATGTTAATGGAAGAGTCGAAGGTGGTAATCCATTCCCTGATACTGTTGACCTAAATGATCCAGGCACTGGCGCATAATTTC